TGGCCATTCGTAGGGGCTGCTGTGCTCGTTATAGCCCCGCCGGCGCCACTATAAGTGAATGCGTTGGCCGTTAACCCGGAGAGCGTTAATCCGGCAAAGGTCGGACTAGATCCAACCGCAATATTCTGTGGAAGCGATAGCGTAATAGAGCCGGCGCCATTCGTTATTGTGATCTGATTTGCTGTACCTGTTAAGCTGGCTGCAACTGGATTTGCGCCCGTTGAGCCTACAAGTAATTGTCCATTGGTAGGGGCCGCTGTTGTGGCAAGAAATCCGCCGGCGCCAGAATATAAAAAGGAACTACCTATTAATCCGGTAAGCGTTAGGCCGATAAATGTCGGAGAAGCTGCCGCATGGATATCCTGCGGAGTGCTAAGCGTAATAGTTCCTACGCCATTGCTGACCGTAATCCTATTGACAGTCCCCGTTAGGGTCCCCAGGGCTGGAGGCAGCCCCGTCCTGCCTATTAATACCTGTCCGCTGGTGGGGGCCGCTGTAGAAGTAACGCTGCCATCAGCGCCCAAATAGACAATACCAAACGCCGTACCACTACCCGGAACATAAGAAAATGTTGCCGGTAATATATTTCCTTGGCCGCCAAACAATTTAACGATTTGATTAAGTGTTTGCAGCGCTGCAACGGTTAGAGTGCCATCGGCATTCGACCAGGTAGCTTGTGCCGGATAAGCCTTAAACCGATCAGCCATCAGGCCACCCAGGCAAGACAGTCCGCGACAACAAAAGATACAGGGTCGGTCATATAAAACTCTATAAGGCGAGCACGAGCAGAGCCCATGTTCCTCGTTATGACCTGACGCAAATAATCCCCCTGGATACCTATATCAAGCCGCCGCTCATTGCTCCATGAGCGGCCATTATCATCTGACCAGCGCACAATCAAAACAGGTGCCGATCCCTGCCCCGTCGTCAAGCCTTCGCCAGTCTCCATAACCAATTTAAACTTCTTAAACCGAAGTCTATTTTCGTCCTCTGAAAAAACCTTTGACCGTCTGCGGCGTTTCAGAATGGCCCCGGCATCATCAAACGCATCGCGCGTCATTTCATAGAGATTGCCATTTATCCCGCCGAAAAAATGCTTGCCATAAGCATTAAGATAGACCGAGGAATGATGTGTAGATGACTGCCAATAACTACGCTTATGCCATAACTCCATTTTTACGTCATAGACATGCGTGCCGCGGTTGGGGACCGTCAAGACTAGAAATTTATGGCCATGATCGGTATAGGTATAGGCATAGGAGGCCCGAAGATCCTCTTGCCCACCATCTTTCAAATAATTCGACAACTCAGTATTCGTACCCTCATCGCTAGTTATGACAGGGGTATAGCCTTGCATTCGATAAACCAGTAAATCATTACCTAAAAAGAATAATGTGTTATCGTCCTTGGCCACAGCAAATCGGGCATACAAGCCTCGCTCAATTTGAGCCGATCCATTGCGCTCGAAGGGGAAATCAACATTGCCAGAATCAAACCATACCTCAATTGTTTTTTCTCCAAAGCAGAAAACCTCTCCATGATCTTCGCGAACCGCCAGAGTATCGTCTGGGGCTTTTTCATTAGTGACGAAATCCAGGGCATCATATTGTGTGCCATCGCCCAGCTGCGAAATAAACCATCCGTCATTGTCTGAAAATAAGAAATACCCATCAACTTCATCGACAGTATCGGCACCAGGAAAATCGGGGGCGGTAATGGTATTCAGGACGCCGGTTGTGTTGTCGTAAACATATCCCGCGCCCCCGGCTCCAGTGACAATAACCAATTGAGTGCCATTATCGGCCATTGATAGACGATTGCTGCCGGCAACGACTCCCAGAGTCGTTAAATTATAGGAGCTATCAAAACTGTAAAGCGTTGATCCAAACACGGCGTAAGGGATGTTGGCCATGAGATGGCCACCGCGGCAGGCTCCAGATATTGTGCCTCGGAGAATACTTCCAGGGGCCCCGACAAGTGCTAATGGGTTCCGCTTCCCCGGCACAACATAACAGTTCTCAGTAATTTCATTATCTATAACGACAGACAGTGCCTGTTGCTGTGGGCCAATCATATCGAGCTTCAATAGATTTGCTCCGGCGTGAGAAATACAGAGCCTTCATCAGTATCATTGGTTTCCGCTTCATCCAAAAACTGAATGGCCATATTGGTAATCCAGGTCTTGTCCTCGCCAGAAACCTCGTACATGGGCATTAGACGAAGAGCAAGGTTGTAGACAATGGCCTCTAGCCATTCGGTTGGGAAATACGGTGTGTTGGCGAGGGAATCGAAATCTTCAATATAGGATTTGTAGGAGAAGTTAATTTGATCAGCGGCAATGGGGGCCGGCCAGACATATAGAACGCCACGGGTTAATTGCGGGTCGTAATACACATAAACCGGCTCGCCCGAAGAAGTATCCTTTTCCGGCTGATTCATGTATTCCTGGCGGGAGCGGATGGTAATTTCGGTCTCGATAGAATCAACTACTCGCCTTGCATTAGCAATTTCAAGCGGTCGATTAATGATCAGATCGCTAGTAGCGGGCCCCAATGTATAGGAAGGCTGGTCAATGACCAGATTAAGCGTTGCCTCCTTCCATACCCATGCCTTTAAGCCTTTCTTCGACCATGCTTTTGCCATTCGGTTAAGCATGCGCATGGCGTATTGAAGTTGATTAGCAGTCGGCGTCTCATCATCTTCAATACCACCAATTAAAATCAGCGCATCTTTAATGATTTCAGTGGCGCTTTGATCGAAATCAATGGAGCCGGAAGTCGTCATTCTGACAATTCTTCAATAAAAACGGGGTCAGAATCAGGCCGCGTTTCCGTAGGAACGCGTTCAACAGGCGGGGGTCTTTGCAGGTCGAGTGGATGGCGCGTTTCCGCATATTCGCGGGCAACAATTAAGCCGTCCCACTGTTTTACGCATTCCGATCGTAAGCGTTTCTGTCCAGAGCGATCACAAATTACCAAGTAATCGCCAGGGTTGTAGTAATTCCTCATATCGAATCGGCCTGACTGATATGAAAGGCCACAGAGCCAGAACCACTGTTCAAAGTGAACTTCAAGCAATTGATGGATGCATCCACCACTTGGGCTTGATCAGTTGTTGCCCCGACCATATTCGTAATATCCGACCAGCTGGCATTGGTCGCTGGCGTAGCTATTCCGTGAATATTTTGCGCCGTATATTGGGCTGTATAGTTCACAGTCCCGGTTGCATCGGCCTGCACAGTAACGGCGGGCAAGCGATAATCAACGGGATAAAGTACTGGAGAGTTCGTGCTAGTCAATGTAATAGTCTTGGGTCTCATGATGCCTCCAACAATGAAAGGGGAAAGGGGCTTTCGCCCCTAGTCATGGACTATTAACTATCGACAGCCGGGATCACAAAGCCCGTTGCACCAACAACACCCGTTACCCGGTTCTCGAAAGCCGCGAGACCCACAGTAGTGGTGAATAGCAAGTCAGTCGTGGTAGTCAGGGTCTGGATGAAATTGTTGTAAACGAAGCCCGTGGAGGTTGTTCCACCGACGTTAATGAACGATCCGCCAGCGGTCGTGGTGTTCGGGCGATAACCCTTGTTGTAGCCAATATCGGCATTCGTCAAAACACCGGCAGTCACAATCACACCAATAGCCACGTTGTTCTGCACAGCCCATTTCAGATTGTTCCGCAGCATGGTCAGACGGTCGATATCGTTGGCCGTGAGGATCGTGGTGTTGTTCGAAGTCACACCCAGGTTAACCACGACGTTATCGTTGAACGTCAGGCCATCAGCGGTGTTAGCTGCGCCCGTAGTCTTCACGATATTCAGGAAATTCAGAATGGAACTGGTATCGTAGAAATAACAGTTGTGAACCGTGAATTCAGCGGCAGTTGCGACAGTAAAACAGGCTGCAATCGACAGGAAATTCGCTACGAATTGACAGTTCTGAACGCTCATATTCGCCGCGGAGACGGGGATAGTTGCCGTGTTCGCGGTATCGAGCGTGAATTTCGGGCGGTTGGCGCCCATGCCCAAACCAACAATGGCCACACCGGCAATATTGAAGTTCAGTGCCGTTGCACTGGAAACCGTCTCAACATGCCCGGGCTTGATAAAGATAATATCGCCGCGGTTGGCTACGCATTGGGAAATAGCATAGTTCAGCGTGCCATAGGGCTGGCTGAACGTGCCTTTATTGCCGTCGGACCCACCGATATCCCCGGTTTGCAGAGTAGTGGCATTCGATACCCAGATCACTCGACCCGGATGCGTTTGAACGATAGGAAGGCCGCGAACGGTCAAACCATTCATGAAGCCATTGGGGTAATTCGCTGCTTTCGAAACGGACATAATAAATCTCCAAGTGTTTTTGCAAACACAGCCTTAGCTGCTGGATGAACGCCTCTCGGCGAGAAAAAAGAGGGGATTGCTCCCCTCAAAGGTACCGCTATGGACTACTTATGCGCCAGCCGAACTGAAGCAATGACGGGGATCAGTCCAACCAGCCACTTCCCGGAAAAAGGAAGCGTATTTCAGGTTGCGGGTGTCGAAATCATTTTCCTGAACCGGCGCCGAAGCCGCTTCGCGGATAATGACTTTCAGCCCTTCGCCTTCCATCAAATCAGTCAGGACAAACCATGCATCGGAATCGGTCAGATAACTGTTGATGATTGGCTGCAAGTTCTCCTCAGAACGAATCGCGTTGATATCGTTATTCGGAGTACCGCTTTCCTGGGTGGATTTCAGAACGCGAGCGAAATCATAACGCAGGTTTTCCGGGCCAATCAGTTTTACGCCCCGGAGACCGATGACATTGCCGCGATCATCTTGCGCCTGGCCAATCTGGATCAGAATTTGTTCCAGAGCGGCATGACTGAAATCCGCCGCGGTGGCCAGGATATTGCTGAACGTACCACCGGAGATATTCGGGTGAGCAGTCGAGCCGCCCTCCTTGTTATCACCGCCGACATAGGAGCTGTTAAACCACCGATTCAGTATATTGGCTGAATTGGTCTCCTGTGTTTGGCGGGCCGAATAGCCCAGGTATTTCGCCTGTTTGAAGCCGAGGTCGTACTGTTTATCCTGCTGCATTTCGTAGGTAAACATTACACCCAAGGCCCAGGTGAGCTGGTTATACCGCTTGATAAATCCTTGACGGATCGTATCGTACTCAACCGGCGCACCTTCAGCCTTCTGCTTGAATTTCCCGGTTCCAACGAGTTGAACATCTTCCTCATACGCTTTCTCAGACGTTTCGTTATAAAAAATCTGATTGCGCTGCAAAGGGGTTTTTTCGCGATAGCCCATACCCCAAAAACGATTGACCCCAACTTGTAGGGCCTTCGGGACTGAACCAGTATTGACAATGCCGACCATGATTCAGCTCCTTATACGCCAGTGGTAGAGGCAAGTTCGTGTTCGTTGATACGCACCAACAGTTTTGCGTTGGCGACCCCAGGCTCGTTAGTGGGCGACTGAACAAAGCCCAGAATACGAAGTTGCGCGGTTGCGGTTTTGTGATCCGAGCTATCCAACTGCATGCCAGACGTGCCGGTTGCAGTACTGCCTGCGGCCACGGTGATATCGGCATTTTCACCAACATCAACCAGGGCGGTAGGCGCTCCCACTGCATCTTCCTGAATCTCGAAGATCGCATCGGGATCATCGCAGACAAAGAAATAACGCAATGTAGACGCAGCTCTATAAATCAGAGAATCTGCGGTATCTGGCAAAAAGCCAGTAATAACACCGCGCAGAGCATCGCCTGCCGCTGCTTGGATAGCGCTTGGAATACCATTGGCATCCGCAGTACCGCCGGATTTCACGAAATCGCCAATAAACATTGCAGTGCCGTCAGATGCGGGCACGTAATACAGATTTTGCTGACCATTGTACGGAGACCCGCTGAGATGTTTGACCGGGCGCGCTCCGCAAACTCGGCTTACGTTAGCCATATTGAGTTCCTCGGATTATTCAGTAATGACCTCCGGTCGCTGAATTTTGATTCCAGCACCGGTCAGTCCTTGGGGAGCCTCTGAAAGAAGCGACTTTTCTTTGTCCCGAATGACATGCTCCTTTGAGCGCTGGTCTTCCTCGTAAAACTCCACGGGAATCTCCATCAGGACGGCTGTGACGCCACCACCTACGGGCTTGCGCACCACGCTATCTACTTGACTGGCCGCACCGGCCATGGGGTCTCCGACCTTTGTCGGTTTTGTGACTTTTTCGTAACCCGCCTCGGTAAACATATCGAGCCGGCCATCAACATCGTTGACCCAGCGGCGGACATAACCATCTCGCTGATCCGTTGTCAGGATATTGCGTTGATGAATTGGGGTGCGTTTCGGATGAGCCGATTCGCTGCGATTCGGACGTTCGTATTGGCCTCTCGGACTCATTTCAATTCCCCCTGCTCTTTCAAGCCGGCAATAAATTCATCGAAGGTCATGCTCTTTTTAAGCACCGACCAAACTTGTTTGTGGCCCTCATCCAGATCCGCATAGGAATAGGATGATTTGGCCCGTGTTTCAGGGTTATTGCTGGCTACCGGAGAGGGCTTTTCTTTATTGGGATTGACAAATTTGTGTGCGAAGGCCCGCTTTACATCTTCTTCAACCTTCGGCAATGCATCTTTAAATGTCATGTCCTGGGCAAGATATTTCTTCGCCCTGGCAATTGCGTAGTCCGTCATATCCTCGTCTTTGTCGAACCATTTTTCGTGTTTTTTTGCAAACTCCTGCACTTCAGCAGGAATTTGCGGCTCCGCGGGCTTAGCTTCAGGTAAGTCTTCTTTCCTGACTTCCTGTAACTGCTTATCAGCCTGTTCGAAGGCTTCAACATCACCGACTTCAACTGCTTTCCGACGTTGCTCTTCAAACTCCTGAATGACTTTATTGCGCGCTGTTTCTGCGGCCTTCTGGGCATACTTCGAAACAGCCTCGATCTTTTCGTCTTTATCCTTGAGTGCCTTGCCCAACGAATGGATTTTGTCGAACAACGGTTTGCGGCGAACAAATTCAGCCGCATCAACCCATTCGTCTTCATCTTTCCCGGCACCTATCCAAGCCTCTTTATCGGTCCAGCCCGATTTAGCGGCTTTCTCCACCATGGGATCGGCGGCTTTCTCAAGCGGCTTTTCCTCGGTTGCCTCTTCTTGCGTTGCAGGCTCTTCGATAAACTCAGCCAGCGACTCAGGAAGCTCTTCTGCGATTGCGGCCAGCGCTTCAGTGCTCATGCGGCCTCCTCGCGAATAATTGCAGTGATATCCTCATCGTTCAGCAGGCGATACTGAACGCCATCTTCCTCAATGAGAAAACCACCGTATTTAGCGAAGTAAACGCGTTCACCCAATTGTGCCCAGGGAATACCCTCGTCATAGGCTTTCCAGGCATTGGGGCCAATGGCCACTAAAATCCCGGTATGTTGTGCCTGCTCCTTTCGCTTTTTATCCTCACCGTGTGCCAATACAATTCCGCCCGCACTGACTTCTTCCAGTGGATCCGGTTTAACGATCACACGATGTCCTGCCGGCTCAATTCTCATGAGTCACCTCTACGATGCTTTCGCCTAAACTTTCTGTATCCAGAAATTCGCCGAGTCCGTTTAGTTGATTTCGGTAGGCGATATGTCGCATACCAAATGCTTCAATGGATTCAGCATCTACATTAAGGAGTTCGCTAATTAGCGAGTCTTTACGTTCATTGAGATGTTTAAGGACGGTCTCTGTGACCGGATGACGGAGCCAATCGGCCCATTCTTGCGGTTTGATCATGGTTTTCCTTAGCGGCTCTCACGAGCGGCAATCTATAAGCCTTTGCTTATTGGTTACATTTTACAACTGGTATTGACTTTTAACAATTCTTTCCGCCCTTTTTAGGCTTTCCTTTACCGCCTTTCGGCATTTCGCCGGGCTTCATCATGGGTTTTGGGGCTGGCTTTTTCATTCTGCGGGCTCCTGTTGCTGGGCTTGTGCAGCAGCTTTATCTGCTAATTCTTTTTCATGGTCCATTTGAGCCATGGCGCGCTCATGCTCCATGTCGGCGGTTATTTCATTGTGTACGCTATCGATGTGGGCCATTACAGCGCTGGTTTGGGCGCCAAGCGATACTGCATTGGCATCTGCCGCGGCTTTCTCAGCCTGAGCAAATTTGAGTACAGCATCGTATTCAGCCATCTTTTGCTTCAGCTCAAACTCGCGCTCTTTAAGATCAAGCTCACGCTCTTTGTTCTGCACGTCGGCCATTTTCATCTCGGCATCATGCAGAAGTTTCTGAGCTTCAGGATTACCGTTCGGGTCCTGCTCTGGCAGGATTTCAGCGATTTGTTTCTCAGTGACATGCAATGATTCGAGGGCATACGTAAGAATCGGCTTAGAATTCACGCCGGGCAATCCAATCATTGCCTGCATAGCCTGTATCTTGGCCATCCTCTGCATGTCAGACGACATATTCGGATCGGCCACCGGGAGAATATCGCAGTCCTTGCCATTGAAATCTTCCCGGTATACGCGCGCGTCCTCGTCAAGGACTTTGAAGTATTCCTCTTCATCCATGTATTTGTAATTGAGCTTGTAGAGGATTTGAAACTCACTGGCTAACGACCGATAAATGCGCTTATAGATCGCATTAAAGGTCTTCATGCCCTGTTCGATTAGGGCGACCACGGTAGTAGCCGGCGTATTCATGCCAGGAGCATCACCAGCTAACACATCTTTCACGCTGGCGAGGTCTTTGGCCATTTCAATGACCATGCCGAGCAGTTGGAATAATGTGGCGCTGGGCTCTTTTGCCGGGTTTGGATAAATACCCTTACTTAAATTCTCTGCCGTAGCCTCAGTTTTCTTCCACTCGTTTGGCGAGAAGCGATATACCCCCGATTTAACCTTGATCTCTTTCGATAGAAATCCCCCCCCCACAATGGACATGGTGCCGGCATCAAGCAGCTGGTTAAACAGGGTATTCGCGGTCTCATTGAGTGGTGCCAGTAGCAATCCAAAGCCGGTCGCATAGAATCCGCCGTCAAAGCTCGGAATGAAGGGATAGCTTGCGAAATACTGGCACGGTTCAATATTCTGAATCTCGCCCTTCTGATTCTCGGTAATGTCCTCGGCTTCATAATTCGAAACAATCCGCATGACTGTGCGTGAGGACTTCTCAACCGTGACAATGTAGGGCTCTTCGTACCCGTCATCGTCCAAGTCACGCCAGCAATGCTGTTCGAGGAACGTATAATACTTTTCGCTCTCCGGCTCAGTGGATACTTGATCAGGGCTTATCTGATCAAAATTAACATCTCGCCACACGCCAGAACGTTGATTGCTGATAACTGTATTCTTATGCGTGTTTTCGAGGATATCGGTAATGCGTCTGGCTGATTCAATGCTCGAAGCTGTGTTGTTGATACAGACTTTATCCGGCATGCGCATTTCTGACTTGTTGCGCTTTAGCTTCGGATCGTAATAGACCTTGCGGAATAGATGCCCAACGACTGGAAGAACATGCAGGAGCTTATCGGTATCACCCTCCCATTCTTTCATGCGCTTCAACAGCTGCCAGCTCATATAGGAGCCAACACGTTTTGCCTTCAGTTCCTTCTGCCCATCCGGGTCAGGACCAATAATCTCGCCCTTAACGACCTTATCGTCCTTGATGATCTCTGAATAAGCACGGGCAGCAAACTTAATGGATGCATCGGCAATCAGGGGCAGCTTGATATTCGCCGCGCCCGGCCAAGGAAAGGTTTTCTCCTCTCTTAGCTGGTTGGCTAACTTAATAGCGTCCTTATGCTTTGCCAGCCATTCCTTGCGTGATTCCTCGTCAATCTCATAATCATCGACAACCTCATTGCCCAGCTTTTTGAGCTTGTCCTCTTCCATGTTATCGGCAAGATTGGTCTCTCCAGCCATCTTGAGCAGCTTGGCTTTTGCTGCGCCATAGGTAGGCTGTTGATCGCCAATATATTGCAGGTCCGCTGTGGTTTCCTGCAGGGGCATTACCGCAACTTCAGGCATTAATACCCACCTATTCCACTCCTGCCCGCATCGTTAGCCAAAGGGTCATCAAATTCGATATCGCCTGAATATTCGACGTGATAAGCGAAGGTCAGGGCCAAGGCATCCGCTAAATCAGGCGATGACAATCCACGCTTTTTCATATCGGCTTTCTTTTCCAGCAAAATAGCGTCCCGGCCATCCTTAATCGCATAGCCATATTCGACGCCTGTGAGATCAGCAGTAAGTTCAGGATCGTTCGGTATTGCTCCGCCTTTGAGCCATGTGCGCATAAAGCCCCACATCTCAGCCCGTTTATTGGCGTAGGCCACATCATCATGTCCTGGCATTGAGCGATCAGGCTTTGCTCCAAACTGGACCTCGATTACAGGCACGCCCAGCTGATTAAGCCGATCAACAACACCGCCACCAACGCCCGTTCCATCCACAAAGACCGCTTCGACATGGTAATACTTCCTTGCCTCGACAATTTTTGATGCCAAGGTCATCGTATCGACGTTGCGTAATTTGATGGGGGGAATGGTCTTCGCATCTCTACCGCGGCGAAACCATAAAACCGATTGATCATCACCGAAGCGTGCGACATCAACACCCATAACCATGGGGTCAAAGTCTTGGCGTTTTATTTCTCGGTGGGCCGCTTCTTCCACCAAGTCACCGGAGATGAACTGCATTGATCCGGCACGAGGGAACACCCCTCTAACACGGACACGGACGAAATCAGAGTCCTCGCCATAATCCTGTACCCACTGCGCAATCTGTTCTTTGTTGGTAAGAGAAACCGTGCGGGAATCGATTTGCTTGTTTGTCCAGCGGTGCTTAAACCGCCCAAAACATTCCCTGAACCGTCCTGTGTTACGCGTCGGATTGCCGAACGCACACCAGATAATCTGCGTGCCTTCATCGGTTAATGCTCCTTCAGTAACTTCCCAAATGATATCGGGAATAGCTGAGGCTTCATCCATGATGATAACAATGCGTTTGCCTTGATTATGGAGTCCCGCAAAGGCTTCGGTATTTCGCTCAGACCAAGGGATCATATCGATCCGCCAGGTCTTTTCATGTGCCGGATCTTTCGAGTACAGCGCCGTGGCTGTCAGCTCAAACCAATGTTTGCAAATACAGAGCCGATGCCATTTGGCCAATTCAGCCCAAGTCTTAGTTTTAAGCTGTGTCTCCGTATTGGCTGTTACCACACCTTTTGTATCTTCGAAGGTGGATATAGCCCAAAGGATAATCCATGAGACTAAGGCGGACTTACCAATACCATGGCCGCTGGCCACTGCTTCCTGTATCGCCTGGCTAACCGGCAGTCCATGTTTGATATCGGTGAGAATTTGGATTTGCCAGTCTTCAGGGAATTTATCCTTTAACTCTCCTGAGCCCCATGGGAAGGCGAAGAGGACAAAGCGAAGGGGGTCATAAGTACAGCATGCTATTTCATCGATTAGCTCTAACTCGATATTGCTAGCTGACTGCATTCTCTATCCGCTTGCGTGCAGCCTCAATCAGAGATGCGAGGTTTCCAACAATATTAATATCCGCATCAATAGCCTGGCTTGGTTTACCATCTAATCGATCAACAATCATTGTTGCTGCAGCTATATCGCCATTTAAGGCATTAACGATTTGCTTATCCCAGATTTCAACCAAGGTTTGATAGCGATCAATGGGCGAACGAATCTCTAAAGCTCGCTCAAGTGCCGCCTTAGCAACCTTGGCATTGGCTGCATTTTTGTTGTTTGCTGGAGCCGCCATTAACTCAACCTTAAATTATTGAACCGTCAACTATTTGACTTTCTGGATTTTGATCAATTAACGAACAACTGATCGGACTACATCCCTACAGATATTGCCTGTGGGATCATGGATAAATGAACTGCCTGCAGCGGGGGCTGCGGTTGTCAGAATATCGATTTTGCTGCTACGTACTGGCGAACTGTCTGCATCGTCAATGGCTGCATAGACATCGTAAGCCGTTGAAGCCGTGAGCCCAGAAATAACGACAAGGGTTGCATCGCCCATATTTCCAGTTTGTGAGGCACTGGCAAATATCGGGGGGCCACCACCTGAAGCCTGACCTGCCAATATCTCAGTGGCCGTAGGAGCTGTATCGCCATTGCCCACAACAACCAGTCGATAGGTAATAGGTTCTCCGCCGGCTGGATAAAATCGAATGACGGCAGTTGTAGACCCTATTGAGATGGCTTCGGGCTGAATACTGAACGCAAGTAGGGTTGGTAAATCAAATGTCGTATTAAGCAAGCGAAGGCGTGTAAAACCACCATTGCCTGCAGTTGGGCAAAGGATTGATCCTTCGCCGAATTCATTCCACGCCTCAATCATGAAGGTCGATTGAGTTTGGGTAGCATTGGCATCCAGCAATGTTTTAGCTGTGGTTAAATGATTGCCCCATTCAGTACTAGTGGGCATGCCATGGAGCAATGTTGATGGCGTCCAAGGTGTTGGATCAAAGCCTGCTGTAAGCGGGGGCCAGAAGACATCGATATCGGCATCGCCCATCCAGCCATTGCAGAAGCCGCGGTATATAGCGCTGCCAGTTCCTACCTCGCCTGAAAATACGGCGTTATCGAGATCTGCATAGGTTGTGGGCGACGGGCCTGCAGCGTTATTGCCTGTTCCCAGAGAGTTTTGCCGGGTCGTTGTATAAATGTTTGAACCTGTTACGCCGTCCCAACCGTGAGCAGGATCACTGACATCTATCCACGCACTAGAAGAATCGGCCTGCCCATCCATCCAATAGATGCCGCCTTGGCCCTGCCCTGCAACATACGCATCGGCTGCATCGAGGAAAGTTTTGACTGCAGCATGGCTGGCATAGCGATCTCTGAGGCTAGGGCCTGAATTGACAATAACGACTTTCTTGCCACCAACCGTTAGATAATTCGAATCGCCAAAATAATTCGCACTCCAATACTCATATAGCGAATGATCAGTCGATGAACTCAATCCGCCCGCATTGGTCTGGTTGGCGAACTGGATGCAGAATTTTGGCTTCGATACGGCCGAAGTAATATAGAGATCGATAAAATGGTTTAAATAGGGCTGTAAGGTCGAGCCAGACCACTGCATAAACCAATCGATTGCAACGAAAGTAACGCCGTATTGCTTCATCCATGAAAGCTGAGTGTCACAAACGGTTTGTTGCGTTTCGTCGTAGGCCCCAAGCGAGAGGGGAATACGATCGCTAGGTATTACTGACCATGGATTTGAGGCATAAGGGCCGCCACCTGGCGTTGACCAGCCCGGAAAATAATAAACTCCACATGAATAAGTTGTGGAGACAGCGCCCGAGGCAAGCCCCGCAGTAACAAGATTGCCAATGGTTGACCCAGGCCCGATCCCTCGGGTGATGATATTGGCAATGGACATTAGCTGGCTCTAGTCCGTGATGTCGGGCTGGTAGCGTCAGATAAAGTCACCGTCGCCGCGGTCGTAGATTTGTCAACTTTCTTCACTGTTAATGTCGTGCCGGAGACGCCGAATTCCATCACCGCTTGTTGAGTCAGCAAGAGGGCTTGAGCAATCGTAGGTGCCGCTCCATCTGCTGCATAAGACTCAACCATCGCATTCTTGGTAATGTCTCCACGGATATCGAGACCACCTGTCCCTGCGACACATTTGAGACCATCGCTCGTACCTGCAGTACCGCCAGTGATCAGCATGCCGTGCTTGCTGGTGCCGTTGGCGGTTAGGCTCATGCCATGACCCGCAGTCGCGATGACCTGAATCGCATCGCCAGAAGTCGTAGTTACCGTCATGCCAGCACCGCTGGTGCCGCCGCCAGTGATTGATAAGCCCGCCGTGCCTGTTGCACCCGCAGCAAACAGAGCGCCTTTGCCAGAAGCTCCGCCGGTAGCGCTGAAACCTGTACCGCTGCCCGCTGCTGTACAAACGAGTGCAGAGCCATTGGTTGCAGCCGAGGTGATGTTTATGCCTTGTCCAGTTGCACCCGAGCCGCTTGTGAATTGCGCACCGTTACCCGTGCCGCCACCCACCGCATTGATGCCATGAGAAGTGGTCGCACCGCCGGCCGCATTGATACCGTGCTTCGTTGTGCCACCACCAGCTGTGTTAATGCCATGACCCGAAGTTGCGGAGATCAGAACACCATCACCACTTGTAGAGCCGCCCGTTGCAGCAATGCCTGCACTGGTTGTGGCTCCGCCCACGGCGTTAATGCCGTGTTTGGTTGTACCGCCACCAGCCGCTGTAATGCCATGGCCACTGGTTGCAGAGGTGATAATGGCATCGCCAGAAGTCGAGCCGCCTACCGCTTTAACGCCATTGCCCGTTGCACCGCCTACTGCATTAATACCAGCGCCAGTCCCATTACCGGTAACAGAAATGCCGTGGCCGTTGGTAGTGGATTGCGTAATCGTCACGCCAGCAGCTGCAGAGACGTTGCCAGTTAATGTGGTTGCACCGCTGATGGTCAATGCGCCCAAAGACAGAGTTTGGCCACCAGTGCCATCGAGCATTGTTTCCAGATTATCGGCAGCGGTTGAATCACCAGAAATCTGTGCGACGTTGACGTTTGGCACCAGCGTAGTTGAAGCCGGAGAGCCGCCATAAACGACGTAGGTGATGGTGCCAGTAGGTGTCGTGGTCCATGTATCGACAGTTACGGTATCGGTGGAACCAACGTTAGCCGTGATGATACGAGATTGGCCGACACCGGTAGTACCGCCCGTGATAATAACGGTTGCGCCAATCAACTCACTGTCAGCAAAGGCCGCTGCGGAGCGAAGCACCAAGGTAGTACCGGTGGCGGATTGAGCGGTACCATTGTCGACAATACCAAGCGATGGAATAGCGCCTGCCGGGAAGTTTACGTTTGCGAAATCAAGTCCCGCCTCACCCGTGCTTGCAATATCCAGCGTTCTGCCAGCAGTGGTGGGCATAACAGCACCCATCGCGGCAACACTGAAATCAGTTACGTATTTGGCAGAGGCGTTGCCATAAGTGAGGATTTGGATTGATTGATCTTCAACGGCCTTGGTGGCCGAATCCACGATTTGAATATCGATCGTTGCGCCGGTCATTTCGCCAGAAGTCAGCGCTAATGACCATTTAACGCCATTGGTTCCTGCAACAATCGCCGGGTTATTAGTTGTATTCGCCAGCGTGCCGCCATTGATGCTTATTTTTGTGTCGCCAGTAGCGGGCGTCCAGTCAGCGGTCTGCGCAAGATCAACAACGCCGCGCTTAACCATACTGAAATAAATGGTCGTTGCAGTTGCGTATTTCTCTATCGAGAACATGTCTTATCCTCTTCAATGCATGCCACGATTCATGCCTCGATCAATACTTTCTAATGCAGGAAAGGTTGCGTTGGCGGCGGCGGCAGGTTCCAGAGCGACAGCTAAAACCACATAACCGCCGGCAACCACGGTATAAGCAACGGTGAAATCACTGGTTTTGTAACTGGTTGCATGGGAATCGGCATTAGCGACGACCGGGGCAAGAATATTGGTTTGGCCGGCTCCAGTGGTTAATGTATTAGTGGCATCAGCGCAAATTAAGGCGTATGAACCTGCATCGGCCGTTAAAGTGGTTCCCATCGTTGTTCCGCTGGAAGCCTGCGTATATGGCGTTGCATAAGTGCTTTGCTTTGCGCTAGAGGCCGAAATGCCCGCCACTGATCTACCAATACCGCTGCCGTTAGTGGCTAGTGCGTAAGTGCCGCCAGAGGCAGGAAGGGCTGCATCAGCCCACTCGAAACACAATACGCGTGAAAAATTGCTGCCATCTGAAATCGCTGCTACTTGAGTGCCAGTGACACCGTTGAATGTCATCGATGTGATATCAACGGTGTTGCGGTCCTGCATAGCAAAACCGAGTACTTTACGGTTATTCCCACTCCCATCGGTTAATGCGAGATTGACTGTGGCGGCGGTGCCTGCCGAGGCAGTCTGAACGTTCGTCAGGCTCACTGGTCACTAATCTCCGCACCACGTGTATACGGATAAGTGGCCAAGTACGCCGCCTGGAGAGCCCAGGCGGTATCTATATAAGCGCTGGAACCTTGTAGCTCCGCATTGGTGTTAGAGCTGGATTTGCCGCCATCGCTGAAAGCCGGCGATGCAGATGAGCGTATAATTGTGGAATCGCAAGTATATGTCCCGGTCGCCGTTGAGAAGGAATTGACCGCAACCTGTCCATAAAAAGAGCAGCGCGAAATATAGGTATTTCCCTGTGTGCCAGATGCACCAGCTGCGGCTAAATCTAATGCCTTTCCGCCCAAAGCATCCCCGCCAGCACAATGCACATATTCTATTTCGCCAGTTGTTCCACCGTTTTGATTCTGGGCCCCGACAGCAAAGCCATTTTGCGATTTGCAATAACGCACGGTGATTTGTTGGCAGGAATCCTTAAGGTATAGCTCTTCGGCTGCACTAGAATTAATCATGCGGCAACCTTCGAAAAGGGCATATTTCAGCCCATAAGCCGAAACAATTCCGTAGCTGTTTGAGCTTGACGGGCGGCCATCTTCGAGAATATTTCGAAAAAATACATAGTGGTTATAAGTGCCGTCTGACCCAGATGCACCATTAGAAAAGAAAAACGGCGTGGCATTATCTGTGCCTGACGTGCCAACCCCTATGTTTGTATAACTGAGATTGCATGCGGTTATGCGATCCTGACTGTCCGGAATAAAGAAATACTGCATATCGGCTTTGCCGGCAGTCGCTCCGGTAAAGGTAAGCTCATTAATAAATCCATCTGCGATATTCCCGCCGGAAATAGAGACAAAATTCCCAGCGGCGAAATCTATCGTTGCATTTCCGGCCACAGCCCCTGAACTTGGCAATGAATACATTACAACTGGGCATTTGGTATTATTCAGCATCACATTGCCATTTGACTGGTTAGTGTGCCCAGTGAGTGTATAGGTGCCGCTTTCTTTGAATATTACATGGCCGATTATTGTCGTTACGGTTGATGCGCTGCCAAATGCTTTGCGCAAATCCGTTTTATAGGGATTTGAATAACTGCCAGTGCCGGTTGAATCGTTCCCGGAAGTTGCCGCAAACCACATAAATTTAGTGGTGTCGTCTTTATCAACTACCGATATGGAGATGGTGGTTGATACGGAATTTGAATCCTGATCGGTAATAGTGATGGTAATTGTGTAAGTCCCGATTGCGGGGGCATCACACATAACCATGCCATAGTTTTGCAATGTATTGGCATACCAATCACGCGGCATATCTTGGCCGATTGAAATGCCTGGCATGTCACTGGATATTGTGTATCGAAATGGTGGCCTGCCACCCATAACGCCGACCGGGAAGCGCATCGGCACGCCAGCGGGCTGTAGCTTGTGTCTAGCAAAAGCTCCAGTAACCGCCTCACTATCTGGGCGGGGATAAATGAGGCGCAGAGTTAAGTTTGCAGCCGGCATCGCGCGACCGGCCGGTAATGGAAATGCATAGACGTTGCCGCCACTAGCCGAATAACTCGGCCTAAAAATCGGCGGCTGGCGTTGTATCATGCCCACTATTTAATTTTCGCCTCGATCAATTCTTTAAGGCTGTCGAATCGTTCGAGCTGTATTTCCTTGTCTTCCCTGCGCTGCTCAGAGATGCGATTCATTGCGCCCGTCAATTGCTTGCTGGCTTCAATGGCATTCTTTTCTACATTGTCATGCAGGCTTTCGACGTTAGCTTTGATGGCGCCCAGGCTTGCTTCAAGCTTTTCAACATTGCTGATTCGCCCTTCGAGCCGATTCAGAATAGGCATGACTCGGGTATTTTCGAACTCCTGCAACCCGGCTTCGACAATTTGTCCGGTTTCAATCTCATTCAGCTTTCGCAGCCGTTTGTAAAGGAAATGGATAATCCCGCCCAAAATCGTTGCAATCCCGGAGAGCGCCCAGCCGATCACCCCAGAGGCATCTGGATCGAGTGGGCTGGCCAAAGTTTTATCCTTAAAAAAATCCCCGCCGGAGCGGGGTTAGGGGTTACGAGCGAGAAATTGGCGCAATAAAAAAGCCCCGCTGCTTAGGCGAGGCTTTGAGAATTCACTTTTCTGGGGACGAGTCTTTCCCCAGAGTTAAAGATTATTGCCTTCATGCGGCACTGTCAACACCCTCAACATACCGATTCATAAAGGCTTTTTGGGCGAATTCCAGGCTATCCGGTCGATAGAATTTATGATTGCGGTAAGTGTCGA